CAGATGCGCCGCGGCGCTATTTTAATGCAGCTCAGAGACATATGTGGGCTATAGCCCGCGGTGAAAATGTCGATGAGGAATCCGGTCTTCACCATGCCGCCCATGCAATCTGCTGTCTCCTATTTCTAATGGAACACGATTTGGGCCACGCAATATCAACAACTTCTATCGATTCAACATCACAAAAAAAACTAAACACTACCATACAATAATATGCTTAAGCTATCTAAATTCACCGTCGAAGTTTTGAAGAATTTCGCTTCGATCAATCCCAATCTTGTTGTCTCCGGAGGTTCGACTCTTTCGACAATTGCCGAAGCCAAGAGCATCTTGGCATCCGTAACAATTCCAGAGAATTTTCCACAGACTTTTGGAATCTATGATCTGAATGAATTCATCTCAATCCTCAGTTTGATGGATGAACCTGAATTAGAATTCGCCGAAGATTCGGCAATTCTATCTTCGGGAAATACTTCCGTGAAGTATCGATTTGCGAATCCATCGGTTCTGACCACTCCGAGCAAAGCAATTAAGATGCCGGAAACGGATTTGTCTATTCGAATTACGGCTGATATGATTGCGAAAATTCGGAGGGCGGCATCTGTCCTAGGTCATTCGATTTTCGCCATTAAAAGCTCACCCTCCGGAGCTCTGAGTCTGGTTGTCTATGATGCAAAAGACGCGTCAGCAAATTCGTTTGCCTTGGGACTCACCGATCCTCCATTGAAAAATGAACTCCGCAAAGAATTCTCGTTGGAATTCCTAATCGATAATCTTAAGCTTTTTCCGGGAAATTACACCGTCGACATTTCGTCCAAGCTAATTTCGAAGTGGGTACATTCCGAATTCAAGCTTGAGTATTTTATCGCGCTCGAAAAAACCTCAACCCTCTAATATTGAAATCCTATGAGTTTAAATATCAAACCACTAAAAAAACACGTCATCTTTCGCGAAGATTCTGCCTATGCCCGGCAGAAAAGTTCGATCATTCACACGATCGAACCTGAGGTGGCATGCATCGTCGAAGCTGTTGGTGATGACGTTAAACACGTCAAAGTCGGAGATCGCATTCATATTTCTGGACAGGAGAAAGGAGTGTATCGATTATATCCTGGAGATTATCGCTTCAAGGTATATTGCATTCCAGCCGATGAAATTCTGGCTGTCTATACGGCTTAACTTAAATTTATCGGGCGCCGACTATTAAAATTACATGACATCTAATCCAAATGAATTTCTGTTTGTTGAAAAGTATCGTCCTCAGACAATCGATGATTGCATTCTTCCGTCAAATCTCAAGAAGACATTCAACGAAATTGTAAAATCTGGCCAGCTTCAGAACATGCTTCTGACGGGGACGTCGGGCCTAGGCAAAACCACTATTGCACGCGCATTGTGTAATATGCTCAAGCTAGACTACATTCTAATAAACGGATCAGAGGAATCTGGAATCGATGTCCTTCGTAATAAGATTCGGCATTTCGCTTCGACGATATCATTATCGGGGGTAGATTCTTGCAAAGTGGTCATTCTCGATGAAGCGGATTACCTGAATCCGCAATCCACACAGCCCGCCCTTCGTGGATTCATCGAGGAGTTTTCTTCAAATTGTCGATTTATCTTCACGTGCAATTTTAAGAATCGAATCATCGAGCAGCTCCATTCCCGATTAACGGTCATTGAATTCAATACAACCAAGAAAGATTTGGTTGCTCTGGCCGGTCAATTTCATGATCGCCTGAAGAAGATTCTCGATATCGAGAAGATCAAATACACGGATAAAGCTTTGGCCGATCTTATTATCAAGCACGCACCAGACTGGCGCAGAATCTTAAATGAGTGCCAGAGGCATGCCGCATCCGGTGAAATTACTGCCGCGGCTATCGCAACTCTTTCAGATTCGAATATCCTGGCTCTGATTAAGAATCTGAAGGAGAAGGATTTTCGTTCGATGCGAATTTGGGTTGCAAACAACAATGACATCGATGCGGCTCAAATATATCGATCGATCTATGATTGCATTACCGATGTTGCTCAACCTCAATCGATACCCGTTGCGATAATCACTCTGGCAGATTATCAATTCAAAGGAGCTTTTGTCGCCGATCGCGAAATGAATATTGTTGCATGCCTGACGGAATTGATGGCATCGGTTGAATTTCGTTAATAGAAAGAAGCGAATATATGTATATAGATCATTCGATGGAATACAATATATTGCAGGCGCTGTTACATAAATTGCCTAGAGTAGATCCTTTCAAGACTGTTATTTTAAATGTTTCGCCCGATTATTCTTCTACGGTCGCTATGCATATGGCCCATTATCTTTCCGATGAAGGTCACATGTTGGATATAATATCCGTAGATGTGCCGTATCCGGGAGAGAGCAAACATTTATACGTAGAAGCTTTTAAAAAGACATGCTTGCAGTTTATAGGCAGGTATAGCAAGATAATCTTATGCGAAGCCGCCGTGTTATCGGGGAAAAATTATACCTGGCTGAAAGATATACTCTCGACTAAAGGCTATGACGATGACAGTATTATCTCAGCCGCTCTACTAGAAATGCATAGCAGTATATTTAAGTCGACTTTTGTTGGCGAGTATATTGAGGATATGCCAGAGTTTTATTGGGAAAGATATAATAAAGCTTGGGACTAATCGCACGATTATATTTGTGAATTCAAAACTTCATTATGATTCAATTAACTTCAACGAAATCGAAAAAGCTTTCGCCATTTGATTTTCTCAATTCGATCAACGAAGGACTCAGATCGCCGAATATCTTTTCAGATGCATCTCTCGAAGATAAAGCCTATCCTGCATTCATGGTCAATCGAGGCCTTTCGTACTTCCTTGATACCATTTTGCTGGCCAATGAAATGAATCGGAGAGCCGGTTCTATTCCCGGAAAAATGCAGTATGAATTTCTCCGACGATCGATTCGTCCACGTAAACGTTTTTCGAAGTGGTTCAAGAATGAAGAGCCCGATGATCTAGCTCTAATCAAGCGAGCCTATGGATATTCTTCTGACAAAGCTCGGCATGTCCTTCACCTATTTTCGCCGGCCTCATTGGCTCTGCTCAGGCAATCGATGGATGTCGGTGGAAAATAGCCAATAGATAAATACTGTCATAATGAAATTTCGTTATGGCTTATCCTTCAATGAGCGCTAAATTGTCCGATAGATCGGAAGATCTGGCGCCGTGGACTCCACAGACTATGTTGGAGGTCGTATTCAATGAGCCAGATGATTTTCTGAAAATACGAGAAACCCTTACTCGAATTGGTGTTGCATCTCAACGTGAAGTCAACACTCTCTATCAGTCATGTCATATTCTGCATAAGCAAGGGCGCTACGTCATTGTTCACTTCAAAGAACTGTTCATGCTAGATGGTAAGCCGTCAGATTTCAGCATCGATGATCTGGGCCGGCGAAATACGATCGCTCAGTTGCTTTCAGATTGGGGATTGCTCACGATTGTAAAGCCGTCTGAAATGCAGCAAAGATCATCTCTTCGACAGATTAAAATTATTTCCCATAAGCAAAAAGGCGATTGGAGTTTGATTCCGAAGTATAAAATTGGTTGCGTAAAGAGAAAACTTTAATTCACCGGCGATAAATACCATTATGGATACGTTTAAATTGTCGCCAGAGAATTCGAGCTCAGATTTCAAAATCTATTGCGATATGGATGGTGTTCTAGTCGATTTCCTTGGAGCATTTCGACAGCTCTCCGGAGGAAAGGATTGGGATGAAGCGCTTCGCGATTTAGGCTTCGAGGAAGTTTGGCGCCTGATAAATCATGGTGGATCTGCTTGGTGGGAAAATCTCGAATGGCTTTCCGATGGACACAAGCTTTGGGAATTTATACGCCAATTCAATCCAATAATTCTTTCGGCTGGAGCGACTTCTCGGACCGGGAATCTCGCCCAGATAGGAAAAAAAGCATGGTGTGCCAGAGAACTTGGAGGTTCCATCGAGGTTATCGTAGCCGATCGTGGAACAGATAAAAAATACTGGGCCAAGCCCGGGTATATTTTAATCGATGATCTGGAGGAAAACATCCTCGTCTGGAAAAGCCGTGGAGGCATAGGAATTCATCACCAGGACGCTCTCAGAACGATTTCTGAGCTGAAGCAGTATATGCAACCACCTCAGGACAAAAAGAGCCTGGGGGAGAACTGGAGAGCTGGAATAGCAGGCGGAATGATGGCCTTGGGAGCCCTGACAGGCCCTGGAGCTCTTCCGGATGCGTCTGGAGCCAGTATGACAATGCCCATCAAACGTCCTGCCGTACGTCCTGCCGTACGTCCTGCCGTACGTGCCACCGTGCGCACGGAGGCTGAGAATATGAATATCTTTGCCTCCACTTTAATTGGAGAAGCCGGCGGTGAAGGCATTAAAGGCATGCAAGCCGTCGCCAATGTCATCATGAATCGTGCTCGGGGCGACTTCTCCAAAGTTGGCGCCGTCTGCCTTAAACCATATCAATTTTCGATGTGGAATGGAAAACGCGATCAGATCAAGTCTGTTGTGCACAAAGCTAAAGCTCATGCTCGTTGGAAAGATGCTATGCTTTTGATTCAACAAGCTAAAGATGGTAAGCTGCAGGACATTACCGGCGGCAGCGACTTCTACTTCAATCCAAAGTTGGCAATGCCTAAATGGGCCAATCAATTTGAAAAAACATATACGATCGGTCAACATGATTTTTACAAGCACGGCAAAGTTGCTGTCTCCAAGTTCTATTGAGTCGAAGCGGCGCGAAATGTTTTAACATAAGTACTTATATGAGTAGTTGGGAATACAGCTATTGGAGAGACGTGATGGACGACGGCAGAGTAGTCATTGTGACTATAAAAGACGTATTTGATCTAATTAAACGAAAGCGGGTGCCAGTACAAGAAATTGCCGTGAAGATCCTTGAACCGTATGCCGTTCATAAGTACAAAACTCTTCCTCATGTGTTGGACAGAGTTGAAAAATCCAACCTGGATTATCCGATCATCGTCTTAAAAGAAACTGATGGCACATATCAAATTCCGGATGGTCATCATCGTTTGCAAAAAGCAATCAATAATAAGATACCTTGCATCAAAGCTTACGTGATTAAATTTGAAGATATGCCGAGTGATTGGCAAAAACTTTTCAAAGGTATTTCCCAATACTAGTATTCGAATTCAAATTCCTCGGGGAGGGGGGATAGTTTACTGGAATCAGTCGGTTTCACTGATCAGTAAAAATGTCATTTGCCAGTAAAAGTGCATCATCGTAAAATAAAGGTCCATGGAGTAATTTGATTGTTTACTTCACGGACCTTTATGATATATTGATCAAGTGCCTAAGCTAAATCTCCAATTTTACACGTCTGTTGCCAGGTCGATGAATATGCTGTTGGTTCGTGGATATGATAGAAAAGGAAATCGAGTTCAAGAGAAGGTTCGATATCGCCCGACTTTTTACCTCGAATCTAAAGATCCTTCAAGAACAAAGCTCCGAGCGCTCGATGGTACGCCGGTTGAGGAAATGCATTTCGATTCGATGTCCGAATCTAGAAAGTTTGTTGAGACATATAAAGATGTTCCAAGCTTTAAAGTGTATGGAAATGATCGGCACATTCCGGCATTCATCTACTCCCAATTTCCGCTGACGGTTCCATATCTTCCAGCGCTCATTCGAATCTGTACACTCGACATCGAGGTGGGTAAAGAAGCGTGGGGTTATTCTGAAGTCGATGAAGCTAAAAATCCAATCACGGCTATTACGGTAAAGAATTCAACAGATAACACATGTCATACGTGGGGTTTGAAACCCTATGACTCTTCGAAGGCTATCACAACACGATATGCAATCGACTATCGCCAGTTTAAAACTGAAGGTCAGATGCTCGAAGATTTTCTTCGTTGGTGGATTCATCCGGATAATTCTCCGGATATTATCACCGGTTGGAACGTTCGAGCCTTTGATATTCCATATCTGGTCACTCGAATCACAAATCTCGGCGGCGATGAGGCGGCCAGAGTGATGAGTCCATGGAACTTAGTTGAAAGGAAAGAGGTGAAGCTCCGAGGGAAAGCACAACTTATGTGCGAGCTCGTCGGAATTCAACAGCTCGATTACATGGATCTCTTTCAGAAGTTTGCATATACCTATGGAGCACAGGAACAGTATACTCTGAATCACATTGCCAAAGTTGTTCTGGATGCAAATAAACTCGAATATGAGGGCACGCTCGACGATCTGTATCATGCAGATCATCAAAATTTTATTAACTACAATATAATCGATGTTGAACTTGTAGATCGTCTGGAGGAGAAGCTAGGTCTGATTCAGCTCGTTCTAATGATGGCTTACATGGGCGGCGTGAACTACGCGGACACACTAGGAACGACAGCGATCTGGGATTCAATCATCTTTCGTAAGTTGGCCAATTCAAATCGCATTGTTCCATTTCAGGACGAGCCGCCTGCACATGTTCCTCAATTCTCCGGCGGGTACGTGAAAGATGTTGAAGTTGGAATGCATGAGTGGGTGCTTTCATGTGACGTAAATTCTGAATATCCAAACCTGATCGTGCAATATAACATGTCGCCCGAAACATATATTCCTCAGACGAAGATGGAAGTAAATCCAGACATGATCATCGATCGAATCTTAAATGATCGACCACTCTTTTCAGAGGATCCGGAAGTATGTGTGGCCGCTAACGGTGCATGTTTTCGAAAGGATATCAAAGGCATCATTCCTCTCATTGTTGAAGATCTATATGAACGCCGAGTGAAGGTTAAAAAGGAAGCTTCTACGAATAAAAGATTACTCGAATCTCTGTCTAAAGATTCCTCTGACAGGCCAATCATCGAGAAAGTAATTGCCAAGCTCGACACCGAGCAGCTGGCCGTGAAAATTCTTCTAAATTCGCTTTTCGGAGCCTGTGGAAACAAGTATTTCCGTCACTTCAATCTGGCGATGGCTGAGGGAATAACACTCTCCGGCCAGACGGCAATTCGCCTGGCCGAATTAGCCGTTAATCGGTATGTTTCAAAGATGATAGGAGTGGAAAAGGACAGAGTTCTGGCTGTCGATACCGATTCCATCTACGTTACACTAAAAGATGTTGTCGACAAATTCAAGCCCTCAGATCCTATTTCATTTCTCAACGAGTTCTACGAGAAAGGAATCGGTCCTGAAATTGAGTTAATCTTTGAAAAGTTATTCAAAGCTACCAGAGCCTATAAAAATCGCATGGTCATGAAGCGTGAAGCAATTGCCGATCGCGGTGTCTGGACAGCCAAGAAGCGATACATTCTAAACGTCCTAGATAATGAGGGCGTACGCTACGCCGAACCTAAGTTGAAGATAATGGGCATTGAGGCCATCAAGTCTTCGACTCCGGCCGTATGTCGAAGTGAAATGAAACGAATGTTTAAGATTATCATGTCGGGCGATGAGAAGAAAACTCAGGCTACAATTGCTGAATTTCGCGTAAGCTTTTCTAGTCTGCCTCCACTTCAAATTGCTTTCCCTCGAGGTACCTCCGATTTAGAAACATATGAATGCAAATCGCAGATCTATCGAAAGGGCACACCCATTCACGTGCGCGGTTCGCTCTTATACAATCACCTCCTCTCGGTGAAAGGACTTGAATCCAAATATAAAAGCATTAAATCTGGAGATAAAATTCGGTTCATCTACTTGAAAGTGCCAAATGATATTCATGAGAATGTGATAGCGTTTCCGGCTTCAATCGATTTACCTATTGAATTTGGTCTCCACAAATTCATCGATTACGATTTGCAATTTGATAAGACGTTCCTCGAGCCGCTTCAAATTATTCTAAAGTCGATTGGATGGACGTCAAAAGACTCTGGCTCACTCGAAGAATTCTTTGGATAAACTATGAAAGCAATACTCGAATTTAATCTACCAGAAGAATCACGTGAACATCGCGCGGCTATTCAGGCGCTCGATTGGAAGTACGTCGTCGAGGATATGGATCAATATCTCCGTTCTCAAATGAAATATCAGGGGCTGACCAAAGAAGCCAATGATGCACTGCAGGCGGCTCGAGATAATCTCACTAACCTTTGCAACGATAACGACATAAACATAAATGAATACTAACTGGCCACGTGATATCGCAGAAATGCACACTCATTATGGTGTGAAAGAGGCAACATCGAAGCTCGATTCGGAGAAGCTAAAAGCATATCTTCAATTTCGATTTGACTTTCTACAGGAAGAGATCAATGAAGGTAAGGCCGCTATACAAACGGGAAACTCAGAAGAGATCGTCGATGCGCTGATCGACCTTTGCGTCGTCGCTATCGGCACTCTAGATGCGTATGGCGTGGATGGACAGAAAGCATGGGATGAGGTGCTCAGAGCGAATATGTCTAAGAAGATTGGCATCAAGGCTTCTCGACCAAATCCCTATGGACTTCCAGATCTCGTAAAGCCGCCGGGGTTTATATCTCCATCCCATCAAGGCAATCATGGAATCATTCCAAAGGCTTTTGAAAAATAAAGCTGTACATTTGATTCAATCTGAAGTACATTAGTTGCACATGGTAGCACTGACAATATTTAAGTCGATCTTCGATAATAAGACCCATCGTAAGATGGAGCTTCAATCGTTCGATCAGCTCGAAGATCTTCTATATAATCTGTCAAAGGCTCCTGGCTACAAGCCTAGGAAAGATGAGAGGTTTAATTCGAATGCATCTCCACTCATCACTCCAGCTACGTTTCAGGCTGGAATGACTCGCGCTAATGCAAACGTAATAGGCTGGGCAGGATGGGCCGCGATCGACGTCGATGAGTATCCGGCTGGCGGATTCGAAGATGCGATCGCGGCTTTTAGAGGATGCCGGCACGTCTGTTATTCATCGGCATCTTCAAAGAAAGAGCATCCTAAGTTTCGAGTAGTTCTTCCTCTAACATGTTCTGTGCCGGCCGAGAAGATTCGGCACTTCTGGTTCGCTCTCAATAAAGAGTTTAAGTCTTTGGCCGATCCGCAGACCAAAGATCTTTCTCGAATGTATTACGTGCCTGCGCAGTATCCAGATGCACATAACTTTATTTTCTCACATCGAGAAGCCCCTATTCTAAATCCTCCGGAGCTGATGTCAAAATACTTCTACATTGAGAAAGCGCAGCCCGGTATTCTGGATAATCTTCCAGAACATGTGCAGAAGTCTATTGAAAAATATCAGAGGAGTCGATTGACTAACTCCCATAAGTATTCTTGGACATCATATAAGAATTGTTCATTTGTCAAAAGGGAATTGGTTCGACAATATGAATCAATATCTTCTACTGGATGGTATCGATTGATGTATGTTATCATGTCATCTATTGCCGCTTCGGCTATTCGAAAAGGATATCCAATCACGGCTTCTGAAATTTCCACGCTTTGTCGAGAACTCGATCGCGATAATGGATCTTGGTACAAGAATCGTGGAATGGAAATCGAAGCGGCCCGCGCAATAACCTTTGCTCTGAAAGGTGCTAAATAAATTTATGAAAGTCGCCGTCATAACACCATATTACAAAGAAAGTGTCGAAGTACTTAAAAGATGCATGGATTCTGTCACCAATCAGACTCATGCTAATATAATTCATGTCATGGTTGCTGATGGCCATCCATCGAATTATGTTATAGATCGTGCTAAAGGCAATTCCAATATAATACATATCGTCATTCCAAATACAAATGATGGAGGAAGTACACCGCGCGGTATTGGCGCAGCCATAATAGCGCAAAAAGAATGTGATGCTATAGCGTTATTAGATGCTGATTGCTGGTACGATCTGGATCACATTGACTGTGCTTTAAGTGTGATGACAGAAAATAAGCCAATTGTGACGATAGGACGATATCTTCATAGATTAGATTCGAGCACATTGGCTTTAGATCCAGAATCAAATGGAATAACTTTTAATGATACGAGTTGTTATCTCATTGGCCGAAAAGCCTTTCAATTATTATCATCATGGCTATTCTTAGATCGAAAGCATGGACCAATTTGTGATAGAGTTGCTTGGCATTATATTCCAAAGCAGTTTACGGCCAGATCTCCAAAAAATACCGTGCATTTCATTACACGCTATGCCGTTCACTATCTTTATTATAGAGAGACCCCACCAGATGGATGCATAACTTTGGAAACAGATAGTACCGGAAAAGCTTATGCAAAACCATATAAATTATAACATGAAAATAAGCGTTCATACGCTTGACTATCAGGCAGATTCTCGTATCATTGAGGCTCAAAAGAAAGTCATGGCCAAATTTGAAATACCCGTGTCATATACCTTTGCTCAGATGCCACATGGTGCATGGATGGATGCGGTTTGTACTCAATTGGATTCCGATGTTTTTGTCTTCTTCGATTCCGATTGCGTCCCTCTCGATCGAGAGATAGTTAATGATTCGATCAATTATGCCATTACATATGACTCATTCATTGGCCCTGCGCAAGCTTCGAATCATATTGCTCCGTGTAGTCACATCTTTGCAGCGCCCGCATTCTTTGCCATTACCAAGTCTTGCTATAAAGAGCTTGGTGTTTCATTCTCAGAAAATTTACGATCTGATGTTGGCCAAGAACTTTCATATGCTGCTGAAAGCCGCGGTAAAAAGTATCGCACGCTTTATCCTACCAAATATGATGGAATTCCAGCTGGGGGTCATCCTTGGCGGCTTTCAAATTATGGCTACTATGGCATAGGTACACTATTTGCAAATCGCATCTATCACTTATATGAAGGACGTCTCAATCGTAATGTTGAACTATTTGTTAAGCGCTGTGATCAGATTGTCAATGGAAAATTTGAAACAGAAAATATGAAAGATTCTTTACGAGAGATTTAATATCATGAAAATTGCAATACATAGTAATCAGTTCGATGGAAGAGGCACAGGTAGAACACCATATGACTATGGCATATTCTTACAAAAGTATTTGAATGCTGATGTAGTATATGTGACATCAATGCATGCAAACAATGGTGGACTAAATCAAATATCTCAAAAGTTTCAGAGCTTTTTATATGATGCTATCTCGCCATATGACATTAAAAAGGCAATTGAAACGATCGTTAATTCTGAGAAAGTAGACTTTATACACATGTATAAGGCTGGAGAGAATGACAATATTACTCCTGAAAATTGTAAATCTGGAATTCATTGTGTATTTAGAATGGCTCAACCGCATGGAAATGTATATGCAGGAGTATCAGAGTATTTGGCTAAAAAATTCAATAAGACCGAATTCATTCCACATATAATTCAACGAAGCCTTCAAACAGAAGATTACCGAGCCAAATATAATATACCAAAGGATGCCTTTGTTGTTGGTAGACACGGAGGAAATTATCAATTTGATATTCCATTTGTGAAAGAAGCTATAGTCAATTCCTTGCAAAGCCGTAAAGATTTGTATTTTTTATTTTTATCTACAGAAAAATTTATAGAGCATGAACGAGTAATCTTTATACCATGGGTAGAAAATCATAATGATGTAAATAATTTTATACATGCTTGTGACTGCATGTTACATGCCAGAGGAGATGGTGAAACGTTTGGTTTGGCCGTCGGAGAATTTTCTGCAGCAAATAAACCTATTATCACATGGAGTGGATTATGGCGAGGAACTCCATTTTATGCATATGAAAAGTCACATTTAGAGATCCTTGGTGATAGCGCTATCATATACGATGATCAATAT